TTACCAGAACTTGTAGATAATAAAATTGGCATGGCTGGTTTTACAGGAGATAAAAAAATGTTAGAACGAGGTTTAAAAGCTACCAGAAAAATAGGATCTTCAGGCCCAACACTTGGTATGAATATTGGTCTTGGCACAGGTTTAAAAACAGCAGGCGAAGTTTTAGGTTCACCAGCAGCAGCCTTGGCTTTTGCCACAATGACAGTTAAAGATAATTTAGAAAAAGGTGAGAGTTTACCAGCAGCAGTTGCAGATAAAATGGTTGGACTTGAGCTTCTAGCACCAGGCGCCATATCTAGATTTGCACCAGGAGTTATGAAAGGTGCTTTGGGTTTAGGTAGAGCAGCAAGATTATTTACACCGGTAGGCCTTGGTATTACAGCAGCAGGTATGGCTAAAGATGTTTACCGAGAATACAAAAGACGAGAAGCATTGAGCGATGAAGATCGATTAGAAGAAGATTTAGAAGCACAAGAGAAGTTTGACGAAATGATGGTGGGTGCTGCAAAGGGTGGATTAATACCACCTAAATCAGGTAAGACACCGCATGGTGACAAGGGCTTGGCTTCTCTAGCAGATTATGATATGACAAACACGGAGTTTATAAATGGCAGATATTGATAAAGGACTCCCTAACACTCGTACTCAAATTAAAGTACCGGGCGAAGAGGTCGAGGTTAAGGAAGAAATAAAAGAACAGCAACCGATAGAAGTTACACCTGAAGAAGATGGTGGTGCAACTATCGACTTTGAACCAGGTGCGGTTAACATACCTGGAACAGAATCTCATTTTGATAATCTTGCAGATATTTTACCGGCAGACATTTTAGAACCTTTAGGTTCAGAATTAAAAAATAATTACATGGACTATAAGATGTCCAGAAAAGAATGGGAAAGATCTTACACAGAAGGGCTTGACCTATTAGGATTTAAATACGAAAATAGAACGGAACCGTTTCAAGGAGCTTCAGGTGCAACGCACCCAGTGTTAGCAGAAGCTGTTACACAGTTTCAAGCTACAGCATACAAAGAGCTATTACCAAGTGACGGTCCAGTAAGAACACAGATTCTTGGTGCAACAACACCGCCAAAGCAACAACAGGCACAGCGTGTAAAAGATTTCATGAACTATTTAATTATGGATCAAATGAAAGAGTATGAGCCAGAGTTTGATTCTATGTTATTTCATTTACCTCTTGCAGGATCTACATTTAAAAAAGTCTACTACGATGATCTATTAGGCAGAGCCGTATCGAAATTTATTCCTGCTGATGATTTAATTGTACCATACACAGCAAACAGCTTAGAAGAAGCAGAAGCTATTATTCACGTTTTAAAAATTTCTGAAAACGATTTAAGAAAACAACAAGTGGGAGGATTCTACTCAGATGTAGATTTAGGACCACCTGCAATGGTAACGAATGATGATGTTTCTAAAAAAGAAAAAGAATTAGAAGGCACTAAAAAATCTGGAAAACAACAAACAATGTACACTATGCTTGAGTGTCATATTGATTTAGATTTAGAAGGCTTCGAAGATATTGGTACAGATGGCGAGCCATCTGGTATCAAGCTACCTTACATCGTTACGATCGAAGAAGGTAGTGGAACGGTTCTTTCGATAAGAAGGAACTATGCGCCCAACGATCCATTAAAACGAAGAGTCCAATACTTTGTCCATTTTAAATTTCTGCCTGGACTAGGATTCTACGGATTTGGATTAATACACATGATTGGCGGATTGAGTAGAACTGCAACAGTCGCTCTCCGCCAATTATTAGATGCAGGAACTTTGTCGAATCTACCGGCAGGTTTCAAACAAAGAGGCGTAAGAGTTAGAGATGAAGCGTCTCCGATTCAACCTGGTGAGTTCAAGGACGTAGATGCACCGGGTGGTAATTTGCGAGAAGCTTTCTTCCCTCTACCGTACAAAGAACCATCAGCAACCTTGTTACAGCTGATGGGTCTAGTTGTACAAGCTGGTCAAAGATTCGCGGCTATATCTGAATTACAAACGGGTGAAGGCACACAAAACGCTGCAGTAGGAACAACGATTGCTCTTCTTGAAAGAGGATCTAAAGTTATGTCAGCGATACACAAAAGATTATACAACTCGATGAAGAACGAGTTTAAATTATTATCTAAAATTATTTCTACATATTTACCAAAAGAATATCCATACGATGTCGTTGGTGGAGCAAGAATAATTAAACAAGCAGACTTTGATGATAGAATAGATATTTTACCCGTGGCAGATCCAAATATATTTTCTATGTCACAAAGAATTACATTGGCACAAACACAATTACAATTAGCTACAGCTAATCCACAGATTCATAACTTATATGCTGCCTACAGAGGCATGTACGAAGCAATTGGTGTAAAAAATATAGATCAAGTTTTACCTCCACCTGCTCCAGTTCAACCTATGGACCCAAGTATGGAGCACATTAATGCTTTAAGCGGTAAACCTTTTCAAGCTTTTCCTGGTCAAGATCATAGAGCACACATCACAGCACACTTAAACTTCATGTCTACAAACATGGTTAGAAATAATCCTGCTGTTATGGCTTCAATACAGAAAAATATTTTAGAGCACATCAGTTTGATGGCACAAGAACAGATACAATTAGAGTTTAAAGAGCAGTTAGAACAACTTGCAATGTTAAGACAGTCTGCTCCAGTTGATCCACAAGCAGCACAACAGCTAAATTCTGTTGTTCAAAACATAGAAGCAAGAAAAGCTGTGTTGATTGCAGAGATGACAGAGGACTTTATGAAAGAAGAGAAGAAAATTACATCACAATTTGACTCTGATCCATTATTAAAACTTAAAGCAAGAGAAGTTGACCTACGTGCGATGGAAAATGAACGTAGAAAAGAGGCAGATCAAGCAAAAGCAGAGCTTGATAGAGCAAAATTAGTACAAGCAAGAGACATTGTTGATGAAAAAATGGAGCAAAACGAAAAATTAGCTAAATTAAGAGCTGGAGTATCACTTGCAAAGGCTGATAAACCAGGTATAACTGCAATACAGGTTGAAGAATAATGCCATTGAACGAAAAAGGCAAAAAAATTATGAAGTCCATGCGTAAACAGTATGGAAAAAAACGAGGAGAAACAATTTTTTACGCGTCTAAGAACAAAGGCACGATAAAAGGTGTGGAGAAGAAAAAAACAAGGAGTAAAAATGCAAAGACTAGATAAAATTAAGCCGGTTAAAGTTGGCGATCAGCAAACAGAGGTAGATCCTAGATCTAAAACTACAGCTGATGGTGCTTTTAATCTAATTGGCACAGGAAAACCTGAAATGCCAGTTGGTGGACAAAAAAGAATGTTGGCTGAAAAAAGAAGAAACTCAAAGGCGTACTAATGGCTTGGTTCAGTTTAGCAAAAATTGCTTTGCAAGCTGGAAGTAAGATATACGCTAACCGTCAGAAGACGAAAATGGCTATGTCAGACGCACAGCTCATGCATGCTGAAAAAATGGCTCGGGGTGAGGAGGCTTACCAGGGTAAACTTTTAGAAGCTAGGCAAAACGACTATAAGGACGAATTTGTACTTGTAATAATTTCTGCACCTATTATAGTATTAATGTGGGCAGTGATGTCAGACGACCCGACTGCAATGGAAAAGGTAAAATTGTTTTTCGAGTATTTCCAGTCGCTTCCGAAATGGTTCACAAACCTGTGGATTTTGGTGGTCGCGAGCATTTTTGGTATAAAGGGTACACAAATATTTAGAGGAGGCAAAAAATAATGTTTAGAAAATTACAAATGCTTAAAAAAGGTGTCGAAACAATTAAGAGAGTTGCGCCTTCTGTTGGTAGTGCACTTGGCAAGAAAAAAGTAGACCTGTTAAAAAAGATGGGTAAGACGCAAAGAACAAGCCCTGAGAACTTTAAAAAAGCAGGTGGCGACAAACTCAAAAAAGAAATTTTAGCTGCAGAAACTAGAGTTAAAAAAGCTTTAGGTGGAATGTTAGGCTTTAAGAAAAAAGATAAGAAAAAAGATAAATCTATTAAAGAGAAAATTCTACCTAAAAAGAAAAAAGATAGATTAGAAGAGCTTAGAAAAGAATTAAAAAAAGATGGTGGACCTATAGGAATGATGGGTGAAGCTCTACCAAGAAAACCTCAATACATAACTAAAAAAGAAAAACCAAAGTACATAACTAAAAAAGAAAAACCTCAGTACATAACTAAAAAATCTAAGTTTATAACTAAGAAGAAAAAACCAGTACAGAGTGAGTCTAAGTACATAACTAGAAAAGAAAAACCTAAATACATAACTAGAAAACAAAAACAATTAGGTAGACAAATGGGAGGTGGACCTCGTGACTAAACTTTG